GTGCTTTATTTTCTACGTCTGAAGAAAGTATTTATAAGTGGATCAGGAAATTTCCTGATTTCAAAAAAGCGGTTGATCAGGGGACAGCCATTGCACGTATTAAGTTCATGGAAGCACTCAAGGCGGCGAAGTATCGTAAGGATGCTCAACCTGCCATTTTTCAGATGATTGGCCGAAATCAATTTGGTTTCGATACCAAACCGAATCACAAAAAATACATCATTAAAGATATGCCCGATGATCCGCAAGCACAAGTTACGCATATCGTTAAACAGGCGGCAATGGGTAAATTACCTTTATCGGTCGCCATGGATTATGTGGAGATGATTGCAAAAGGTCATACGGTTGATATTGCTGATTTGCGTAAACAAGTGGAACAAATCAAAGATGTCCTTAAGAAGTGATGTAGCCACACTCTATCGTAAATTTGTCCTGTGCGAAAAGCAACATACGCGTCTCATTGTTAAAGATGAAGATGCAATGAGTGCTGACGAATATTTATTAGCCAATCATCTAAATCCTGACACTACTCTATTGGTAACCATTGATATACGATGATTATACATGCCTTTGTTTTTTTTACAGATACAAACCGTTGGTATAGACGGTTCTTAAAAAAAGGATTTGGACACTGTTATGCGATGATTTTGGATGAAGAGTTAAACTGGCATGTGATCGAACCGTTTGTGAATTATGGGAAGATATCTAACGGTAAGCACACTCGGTTAATTTACAGCCATTTTGTAAAAATAAAGGTAAAAACGACGTGCAGGGTTAAATTCTTTTTACCCACATGTGCTGGAATTATCAAGTATTTTCTAGGAGTTAAGGGTTGGTATATCTTTACGCCATACCAATTATGGCGTAAACTATTAAGATTAAAGGAGTCATCCCATGGGATTTCTGGAGAGTGATTCACCTCAACCTGATCCCGCCCTGGAAGAACAGGAGCGGGAAATGAAAAAGCAACAAGATCGAATTGAAAAGCAACAGGAAGCTGAACGGATTGCTTTTGCAAAAGCCGGTTGGTCAGGTTTAGCATTTACTCCTCGTTCACGGCCAAAAGATACATTGGGTTAAGCGGGAGATATAAATGGAATTAGATGTACTGCTCAAGCGTTTTGCAGCGGCAAAAAGTGAAGCTCAAATCTGGACATCTTTATTTGATGATGTCTATCGATATATCTTTCCGCAACGGAACTTAATCTCACAACGAAACGTCGGCACAAAGACTAATAAGCACATCTATGATTCAACCGCATTTATTGCCGCTCAACGATGGATTTCAAAAATTCATCTGGGTCTTACTCCGATGGAGAAAAACTGGATCAAGTTAGAGCCTGCATCTGATGTTCCCCAACCGTTAAATCAAGCAATTGCAGATGGTCTGGAGAAGATTACCAACATCATCTTTGATGAGATAAATGCTTCACACTTTCATCTTGTGATGAATGAGGCCTATCATGATTTGGCAATAGGCACAGGTGCGATTTTGTGTTTTACCGATCGATTGGGTAAGTTAACTTTTCGCTATGTTGCACTCCAGAACTTCTATCCAGAAGTGTCAGAATCGGGTATGTTAAATAATGCTTGGCGAGAATTTAAAGATGTGAATGTCCATGAACTTGAATTTTTATGGCCGAAAATGAAGTGGACATCTGAACTACTCGAATTGAAAGAATCTAATTTAGTTAAGAAAGTCGATATTATTGAAAGAACTATATAGAATGAAAAGACGCAAAAATATGATTATATAGTTATCTGGGCAGATGGCGCAAAAATTATCTTTGAAGAGAGTTCGCCGTCATCTCCTTGGATCGTCTTTCGATGGTCAAAACGAGCAGGGGAGAGATACGGACGCGGACCTGCATTGGATTGTTTACCGATTGTAAAACGACTTAATAAAATGGCAGAATATGAATTAGCGTCTGCCGAACTGATAGCTTATCCTATTTATTTAGGTTTTAATGACGGAGTTTATAATCCGTATCAAGTTTTACCAAAACCTAAGACAGTCATTCCGATTGCACCGGGTGCGCGCATACCTTTACAGCCCTTACCGCAAGCGGGTAATGTTCAATATTCGCAATTGATGATGGCCGACTATCGACAACAGATTGAAGCGATCTTCATGAATATGCCGATGTCTCCTGTTGATTCACCTGTTCAGACTGCTACCGAAATAAATTTTAGAGCTCAACAAGTGCTTGAACAGCAGGCGCCATCCTTAGGTCGATTGCAAACTGAATTGTTAAATAAATTGATGGATAGAATTATTTTTGTTTTATCACAACGGGGAATCATACCGCAGGTTGATATTCAGAATAAAACCATCAAATTAAAGGGTGTGAATTATCCGATTAAGATTACATATAATACTCAGCTTGCACAGTTAAATGCTCTACAGAAAGCAAATGCTGTGACAACGTTAACGCAACAATTACAAATGATTAATCCACAGTTACCGATGATTATGTATAATATCCCCGAACTTGGTATTTATCTGGGTGAACAAAACAACACTGATTTAAACATTTTCAAACCGTTGCCGATGATACAGCAAACACTTGATCAATTATTACAAGCACAAGTTGCAGGATCACAAGCAACGGGTCAACAACCACAACAACAAGTAGGAGCGCTATAATGCCTTATGAAATTTCAAAATCTCAATATGAAGAAATGAAAAAACAGATGTTAGAACAAGTTCAATATAATAATCAGGTGATTGTCCTGATTAAGGAATTGTTTTCAACAGAGAAAGGAAAAGCATTTTTGAAATTAATTGAACCAATGTTCATGAATGTTACCTTTCCGATGATGCAGAAGAAATCGGTCATTGAAGATATGTATGGATCAGTTGATTATTATGTTGGCTTTAAAGAAGGTCAACGTAATCTAATCAAGTGGTTACACGAAGGACTCACCAAAGAAATCACACCAGAAGCTGATGCAATTAAAACATTTGATCAACAATATTCGATAGCGGGAGAATAATTTATGCCAGAGAATGCGCCAGAATCGGGAGTATCTGAAACTTCAACAGAAACAAATTCAGAGCCCACAACAAATCCTGTAACAGGTTCAGATCTTCCGATTCCGGCGGATCAACAGGTTGTTAAGTTACAAAATCCATTTGCAGAAAATACAGAGACAGAAGAAGCACCTAGTTGGATGTGGAATGAATCCACACCTGGCACAGGTGCAAAACCTGATTGGTATTTGGGTGATAAATATAAATCTGTTGAAGAACAAGCAAAAGCTTTGCCGCATGCCGAGCAGACCATTGGTCGACTTAAACAGAAACTCGGAGGATTTACGGGTGCACCCGATAAATATGATTTTTCAGGTTTGGAAATAGATGTTAATACAGAATCTGAAGCTTATCAGAAGTTTGAGAATATTTGTCGGACATATAATGTTTCCCAAGAAATGGCAAATGAATTTGCCAAGCTTTATACCGAAGCCATCCAAGAAGGTCTCGGTGAGTCTGCAATTAACTTCGAAGAAGAGTACAAAGCATTAGGTGAAAATGCGGATATACGTGTACAGCAAATAAAGAACTTTGCAAATAATTTATTGGGTGATAAATCAGCAAAACTCGTCAATGAACTCATGGAAAAGCCGATGCTTGAATATGTCGTGCTGTTCGAAGAGATCAAAGAATTATTAACTCAAACGGTTCCCCCTGATTCAGTCCTTGTTCAAGGGCCGGGTACACCTCAAACGGTAGAGGATCTCATGAAACACATGGTTGATAATTTACATCGTGGTGAAAATTTAGAAAAGAAATTCCAAAGAGATCCAGCTGCTTTTTCAGAATTTATGAAGAAAATTAAAGAAATGCAAGACGGAAGCGGTAAATAGTATTATACTATTCAAGTGCTTAATCGTCCTCGTTGATCAAGAGCTTTACCCAAGCTTTTGGCCTCTTGAGACCGAGCCTTACGCGAGATAGCCAACAGGTTATTACGTTTAAACTCAACTCAAGGGGTGTTCAATATGACAACTCACTCATCTTCTTTAACAGCGGCTGCTATTACCGTTTTTGATCCGTTACCAAAACAAGCGTATCAAGAAAATGGTTTTTTGTTACGTCCGACTGTTTATACAAAAACAGTTGCCTCTGGTAATACTGTAACGTTTAAGAATTACGGTAAGGCCATGGCTTATGAAAAAATTCTACAGAATGACTATACCTTATCGAATATCGCCGTCTCTGATGTGTCCGTCACATTGAAAAATATTGCGGCAGCAGATATGACCGATATTTTTTCCAAGAAAGATGTTAACTACGACGATATGAAAGAAGTCGCTGATGCGCTAGGAGCTGCCATTGGTCGGCGATCAGACATGCTCGTAGTTGATGCACTCACTGCTTCTGGAACAACAAATACTATTACAGAAAGTGGAACCGCTGGTTTTACTTATGCGAAATTTTTGAAGTTAAATAAGTTCTATTCTGCTGTGGGCGCATCGGGTCCCAGAACCAAGAAATTCATCTTAATTGATGAAGAGGGTGAAGAAGATATCTTAAATGAAGATAAATTCATTAACAGTGACTACATCTCACGATCAGCTATTGAACGTAATGGAGGTTCGCTAAATGGTTTAGAGATGAAAGGTTATAACTGGATAGTGATGGGTTCAGATGGTGCAAGAACTGGTGAGTCTTATGGTATACCTGTAGATACTGGCACAAAGATTCATACCGCCTATGCTTGGACTGAAAAAGCAATTGGTTTTGGTGTGGCCATGGATTTTTCTACTCGTGTTGATTGGGTACCTCTTAAAGGGGGTTGGTTAACAGTGAGTACTCTAAAGGCCAATGCTGTTGCTAGAGATCCTGTCGGTATTGTTTCCATTGAATATTATGCAGCTTAATTAGGAGGGTTTAATTATGGCTTTTGATAAAGATTATTTAACAGAAGTAACCTCTGGTAAAAACAACAACGCAGGGTCTGTCTGGAAATATATATCCAGTGGCGATACAGTTGCGACAATTACTGGATCGAGTTATTTCAACGATATGAGTTATGCCTTTAATACGGGTGATGTAATTCTCATTGAAGGGTCAGATGATGAGGAAATAATAAAAGTCACATCTGCTCGATATGCATCAACTGTTACAACGGAATCATTTACTCATACAGGTATTGATGCAGGTGTCATCACGAATACACATGTAGGTGCTTCGGCTGCCATTGACTTTAGCAAACTTGCAGCCTTAACTGACGGTAATATCTTAGTCGGTAGTGCTACAAATGTTGCCACCTCAGTGGCGGTAACCGGTGATATTGCTATCACAAATGCCGGTGTAACATCGATTGCAGCGGGCGTTATCGTGAATGCAGATGTAAATGCTTCTGCTGGCATTGAGTTCAGTAAACTTGCAGCCTTAACTGACGGAAATATATTAGTCGGTAGTGCAACAAATGTTGCTACCTCCGTTGCAGTCACGGGTGATATTGCTATTACTAACGCAGGTGTAACATCCATTGCAGCTGGAGTCATTGTGAACGCAGATGTCAATGCCTCAGCTGGGATTGAGTTCAGTAAACTAGAATCTCTGACTGATAGTAATATCATAGTCGGGAGTGCTACCAATGTTCCGACTGCCGTTGCAGTCACCGGTGATATTGCCATTACTAATGCAGGGGTGACATCTATAGCTGCCGGTGTCATTGTCAATGCGGACATCAATGCTTCTGCAGCTATTGACTTTAGTAAGCTTGCAGCTCTGACTGATAGCAATATTTTGGTTGGGAGTGCTACTAATGTTGCCACAGCTGTTGCTGTAACTGGCGATATTGCCATTACAAACGCAGGTGTGACATCGATTGCAGCAGGTGTCATTGTCAATGCAGATGTCAATGCTTCTGCTGGTATTGAGTTCAGTAAGCTAGAAGCTCTAGCGGATGGTAATATTATCGTCGGTTCTGCCTTGACAGTACCGACTTCTGTAGCGATGAGTGGTGATGTCACTATTAATAATGCTGGTGTGACCTCCATTTCTGCAGGGGTTATTGTTGATGCAGATATTGATGCTTCGGCTGCCATTGACTTTACTAAACTTGCTCCTTTGGCAGACGGTAGTATGTTGGTCGGCGATGCGACTAATACAGCCACTGTCGTCACCATGAGTGGTGATGTTACCATGACCAATACTGCTGTAACCTCCATTTCTGCAGGGGTTATTGTCAATGCTGATATTAATGCAGCTGCTGCTATTGACTTTAGTAAGTTAGCAGCACTTGCTGACGGTAATATCATAGTCGGGAGTGCAGGAACGGTTCCCACCTCCGTTGCTATGAGCGGTGATGCAACATTAGCAAATACGGGTGCATTGACTCTGGCATCCAATATCATTGATGTTCATCACTTGGGGAATGCAACAGTGGTCGGTACGACTACCGCTGGTGCTACTTTTGTCATTGCTTTAGATGCAGAAGCAGCCGCTGCAACTATTGACTATGATTTATCTGCTAATGCTGATACCAACGTGAAATTTGAGATTTTACACGCATGGGCTCAGTGTACGGCTACTAATGCTGGTGGTACAGCAACTGTCTATAATGCTGCTGGTGGTGGTGGACTACCAATCACAGACCCAATGGCAATGGCTACAGTTGATACCCCAACATGGGCATCTAATATTGCTAAAACAGCCGCCACTATTGCAGCAGGTACAACTATTTCTGTTGTGAAAAATGCAGCAGGTGATGATGGTTATGTCTATCTGTTATGTATGCGTGTTGTTTAAGTAAAATAAAGGGTATGGCAAAATTACTTGTCATACCCTTTTTTTAAGGAGAGATCATGGCCTTTACAGAAAATGAGGTGATCCAACTCGCCCAATCCTATTTAGGTAAAGGATATGGAACAACCACCGCAGTTTCAACAAATCTCGTTAATACAGCTAAAGCCTTCTTTAAATTATGCTATTCCTCTAACTTAGCAAAACCTAACTGGGGCTTTGCAACTAAAATCGTTGAATTAAGTCAGTTAGTGACAACACCCATTGTCGATGAATATTCTTATATCTATCAATTACCCGCTGATTATAAGTCACTCGTTCGAACTTTTCCCGTCGGCGTGGACTATGAAATCTATGGAGATAACACCCTTTATACAACAGTTAATGAACTCTGGATTGCCTATCGATATAATCCGGATATTACTTTAGCACCTGATTATTTCGTCAGGTTCTTAGCCTACGATATTGCTATTCAACTATCACTGTCCGGCTCAAATGATCCTGAAAAAGCAGCGGTCTTAATAAAATTACGGGATCAGGCAAAACTAGATGCACTCTATATCGATTGTCAATCACACCCAACCCGTTCAATGCTTAATGGGGATTTAGCTCAGGAGGGTTAATGGCTACTAGACAGATTGTTAATTATACTCAAACAACTTTTACAAAAGGTCAATTATCACCTAAATTACAAGCAAAAGTCGATAATCAGGATTATTATAAGGGTGTAAAAACTTTGACCAATGGCGTTCTTATTCCAGAAGGTGGGATCAAGCGTCGGTTTGGGATGGATGATCGAGTTAATGTAGGGTCTGTTGCTAATAAACATGATGATAATTCTTTTCGGTTGGTCAATCTACTATATGCTGATGGTACCGAATATTTAATTGCTTTTGTTTTTACGACAGATGATAGTTTAAATCAAATTCTGATCTATAAAGAAACAGGAACTGCCTTAACGCTGCTCGATACTCTAACTGTCACCAGTTATACTTATTCTATTCTACAAGAGTTAGATTTAAAGCAAGGTTCGAATATTCTAATTGTTTCACATGAAACAATTACGCCTCATTATTTACACCAGGCAACCTCTGAAACAGATTGGTTATTTGAACCCATTCATTTTGAAAATCTGCCGGTATATATTTTTGATAATACTTATGAAAATGCAACGTTTGCAGTATCTGCCACAGCACTTGGGAATAATGTTCAATTAACTATTCCTGGGCATAAAGCAACGCTGACATCTGTATTAGGATTAAGTAATGCTTTTACCTGGGATGGAACGCGTTATCAATTAGCCGGTGTGCATGCTGCCGGTGATCGATATATATGTACCAATACTAATCTTGATCCTGATCCGTCATGGCCTGAACGAACGGTTCAAGGTTCAATTATGGAATATGCTGTTGGACCACCTGCAGGTTTTCAACCAGCCGCTGTCACAGGCACACCTGGCACATTTCCAGCCAATAATGATATTGTCCAAGATTCAGTAACTTCAAACTATTACATCTTTAATTCACTCGCGCATGTGTGGAATAACATTACGAATGTTAATTTTGAGTTTTCAGAAAAGTACATTGATGGACTGTTTTTGGGTAATGAAGGAACCATGCGATTAACGCAATATGATTCTGTCACACAAATGACAGGCACCGTCTTAGTTGAATTTAAGAATATTTCAACTTTTCCGGGTTCAGAGGCGGCTTTATCAGAACCAGCATGGACTAAAATGTTGGGTTATCCGTCTTGTGCAGCTTTCTATGATAATCGTTTATTCTTTGCCGGTAGTCCGTCCTTACCAGCTGGCTTGTGGGGCTCAAAAGCGGGTGCTGATAATTATTTTGATTTTGATGAATCAGGTGCTGATCAAGCGAATTTCGCTCTTGCCTATTTTATCAACACAGGTCAATCAAACATTATTAAACAACTTCTATCCAGTACGGTCTTAAGCGTCTTTACTACCACTGGTGTTGCAACCAATCCGCCAGTCGGTGAATTGGGTTTGACAGCAACCAATCTATCGTTTACCGCACAGAATAAACTGGGTATTAAACCTTCGATTCAACCGGTCTTTTTAGACGGTCAGACGATTTATGTGGATAATGCCAATCGTATTCAATCGATGCAATACGATATTTCCAAACAATCTTTTACAACAACTGATATTTCTTTTATTGCTGATCCATTGGTCAAAACACCTAAACGATTATTTACCATGCAAAATCCAGATACTGTCAATGGATCATTCTTGTTTGTCATTAATACCGATGGAACCATGGCAATCTTTCAATCAATGATTGCAGAGAATGTCGGGGGTTGGTCAGGTTTTGAATCAACCCTCTCCATCGTTGAAGGATCAGCTTTGTTAAACGATGCTTATGTTATTACTAAAGATGCACTCAATAACTATCGAATTTTAAAGATTAACTTTGACTCAGATTTTGATATGCAAGGATCTCAAACTTTAGCACCATCTACTACCATTACAGGTCTGACTGATTATGCTAATCAAGAAATAGGAGTAAAAGCTGATGGATTCTATGCAGGAACTTTTACGGTCTCAGCAGGCGGTGAAATAACAGGATTGCCCTTTTCAGCAACAAATGTCAGCTATGGCTATGAATTTTCCTCAACAATTGAACTTTTACCCGTCAATATCATCATGGGTAATAATAGTATGACACGCTATTATAATCAGGTTATCAGTACATTTTATCTAGATTACGTTGATTCATTAGGCCTGAAAGTAAACGGTGAACAAATCCCTAATCTACAAATGGATGTTACAGGTTTTAATGATGTTCCCACTCCTCAGACCGGCTATTATCCCTATATTTTACTTCAAGGATCGGAGCCTTTACAGACTGTCACAATAACACATGCTGTTCCATTTGATTTTACGATCAGGGGAGTAGCTTATGATTTGGAGATAACGAAATGAGACCATCTATATTTAATCCTCAGACTTTTTCTTACAATCCTTATGCTTTTTTAAGGAAGAATTTATACAATCCAGATTTAACTTCACTTCCGAGAATGGACATTTCTCATTTTATGGGTTTTTCTCGTTCGCCAGCCGTGACAGCTACACCGGCAAAAACCGCTGTTCAAAGTAGTGGGACAGGTTTAGATGCACATACCATTGGGCGCGTTGGTATGGGTGTAGCGGCGGCTAGCACTATAGGATCAATTTTTGAACAAGAAATGGGAACGAATGCACAAATGAGTGCATTAGAGGATGAACAATTACAGAATCAAATGGAAGGATCGCAGCAGATTATTGATCGAAATAAAGAATTAATGCAAGTGGTAGGAGCAACTGTCACAATGGCATCTGCTCGGGGGATTGACTTAGGATCAGGCACATATAAAGCTGTTCAGGAAAAATCAATTAGTAATGCACAAGATGCCAATCGTATTACGCAATTAAATGTTGACATAAAAAATCGAAAGATAAATGAAGAAATGGATGCTTTATATGCAAAAGAGAGTGCCAATATTTTTAATTCCTTTCTTCAAATGGGCGCAAACTTAGGTATGTTAATTGCAATGTAAGAGGATATTTCATGAAAAGTTTACCTACCTTTACGGATAAACCTGAGATTGAACCGGTTAGCGCACCTGATGTTCAGTCATCTTATGAGAGAATGGCTGCTGCCTTACAGAATGTGAGTACTTTAACGACAAGGTTTTTGCAAGAGCCTCTTGAACGGGCAGCCAAACAAAAAGGTACACAAGAAGGGATACAAGAAGATTATAATCCAAAGGGCACACCGATCACCCCTCTTGGAATTGCTGAACGAGAAGCTGCCATAACGGCTCATCGATCAAGATTATTGTTTGATATTAAATCGAAAGTTAATCAACTTTATTTGAAATATTCAACGCCGAAATCACCTATCAATCCAGACGGTGGTATTTCTTACAAATCGTTTCCTAATTTTCAGCAGGCTCTAACGGGTTGGTCAAACGGTTATATTTCGGGAATGTCCAAGACATTTCAACCGTATGCTAAAGAAGTGTTGAATCAATATGCCCAAGTTGCTCAAACCAAATTAATTAGACAGACATCAGAGTTATGGAAAAAACAGCAGACTGCTGATATTCAACTGGGTTTGAATCAACGATTAGATGATCTTGCTGATATTGCTCGACGGGGCGATAAAGCCAGAGCTGAAGCACTATTAAAAACAACTAATCAGGAAATCACGCAATGGGTTTCCAATGGTTTTATGTCGCCAAAAGAAGGAGCGAATGAACAATATAAGTTTTCTAAAACTTATCGAAAGCAAACCTGGTTAGGTGAATGTGAGAGTGCAATTGTCCGTGGAAAATATCAAGAGTGGGTGGATAAAGTTCATAAAAGCCCTGACTTTAAAGATCGACCGATTGAAAGAGAGCAGATTCTGCAACAAGGAGCAGTACTGTATAAGGGTGTCGGAGCAGAAGTTGATACCAGTCATTACATACGCCTTGAGAAACAATTACAAAATCTCAAACAGATACAAAATGGTGGCTCTATCAATACTGCTTTATTAACGGATTCCCAAAAAGTTAATCCTCATCAAGCAGCAACTTATTTAAATGCAGCAAATCTGTACAAAAATTCTGCTCAACTTCATCAATCTTTAAAGTATTTATCTGCCAAAGAATCAAATGATTTACTGGATAATTTCAAAGTTGATCCAAATGATCCAAATGCTT